AAACTGTGAAAAGTATTGACATCTGTCCTTAATGTATATATAATGAAATTAACCAAAAAGTTAACTGGCGGGTGATTCCTGATTGAAGATTACATATGCAAACAGCAAGGTGGAAAAGTATTTTACTGACTATAATAAAATGAAGCAAACCTTGCCGTTTGAATGGGTAAGAGCTATCAAGAAACACATGGATCGGTTGGAAGCGGCAGAATGCTTCGGCGATTTTTTGAAGTTGGGTCTTGGTCAGCCAGAACAACTTGAAGGTTATGCACAGATTCGGTATTCTGTACGAGTATCGAAAAATGTGCGTTTAATATTGGAACCAAATGCAACCCAAGAAACTGTCATGATTTGTTCAGAAATCGAAGTAGAAGGAGTGAGTGATTATCATGGTGGGAAAGATAACTGGTATATCCCGTGATTTGATTATTCATCCGGGTGAAACGATTGCTGACATTTTGACTGCACGAAATATTTCTCAGGTAGAGCTTGCCGCACAGACGGGAATGACACCTGCATATATCAGCAATGTCATCTCAGGAAAAAAGGGGATTTCACCTAATTTTGCAATGGCGCTTGAATATGCTTTAGATGTTCCTAAATCTTTTTGGCTAAACCTTCAGGCAAATTATGAATCGGAACTTTTGGAGTTAAATGAAGCATCCACTATTACAGATGAAGAAAGAAGCGCTTTTCACGAGCTGAAAGAAATTTCTAGGTATTTGAAGGTTAATACGCGGCAATCGATAGAACAGGGTATCCTTGCTTTGAGAAAAGCTCTTCAAATCAGCAATTTGTCCAATTTGCAAAAGGTTTTGCCCAGCGGAGCATTTAGAGCATCTACAAAGGTTGCTGTTAACTCTACCGTTATGGGGGCATGGCTTAGAATTTGCCAATTAGAAGGTGAAAAGCATAATGTATTCCAAAGATTTGATGTTCGGGATACGGGTCTCTTGATTGATGAACTAAAGGGAATTATGCAGAAGCCTACGACTGAATACCAAAATTGCCTGTCTAAGGTTTTTGCTGCACATGGCATTGCTTTTTCTATTGTACCGAACTTTAGAGGGGCACCTGTACAAGGATATATAGCAAAAGACAGCAACGGAACTTATCAAATGTCGCTGACAACTCGTGGTGCAGCGGCAGATATCTTTTGGTTCACGCTGTTCCATGAAGTCGGGCATATCGTTAATGGCGATTTAGCAAGAACATCTAAGTATATTGATGCCTCTAATTCTGAAAATATCGCAAGAGAAAGAAATGCTGATGCTTTTGCAAGAGATGCGTTGTTGAATCCAGACGCATACTCTGCGTTTGTAAAAAATTCCGACTTTTCTATCATGAACATTATAAGATTCGCTAAGGAACAAGATGTTATACCGTGCATTGTAATTGGACGGTTACAGAAGGAAAAGTATATCCCGTATAATTATTTTAGCGCATATAAAACGTATTATAAATTGAACAGCTAATAAAAGCCCTCGCCGGACAATGTCGTCCAGCGAGGGCTTTTATCGGATCGTTTTCTTTTGAATGTCAGTTTACTTCTTCCCCTGCATCTGATCCAGCAGCTCATCTGCGTGGATGGCCTCGGGGGTGAAGGAGTTATTCTCCCACCATGCCCAGATGGCGGCAGCGGTGGTCAGGCCAGCCGTCACCCACTGCTCCACGCTGGCGCTGTCGATGGGCAGCACCGGCTTGCCTGCTGCACTCAGCAGCTGGTTGACGAGGGCCAGTGCCAGCACAACAGTGCGGGCAATGGTTGCGGCGGGAACTTTCTTGTTCATCATAGGTCAGTCCTCCTGTTTAATGGGTAATGCCTTGGCGCGGTTGTACAGCTCGCTTCCGGTGCCGTTGCCGCCCAGTGCATGGTAGCTCTCATACAGGTGCTCAATATTTTTTAGCCCGCTGGCATCAATGGTGCCCTTTTGGATGTACCGGTCACACTCCTGGTAGAGCCGGTCGTGCAGCACCGAAAGCACGCCCTCTTTAAGGGCTGCGCTCTCGGCTTCACGGTCTCGCAGCCGCTTGGCAAGGCTGCGGTAGGCGGCAGTCAAGAGCCCGCCCAGGGCGGTAAAAATCAGCTCGATGAAATGCTCAAGAATAAACTGCATTGGTCTCACCCCCTCCACCGGCTCTTGCTGGCCCGGGTGTCGATGTGTACCCAGCCGCCTGCCCTGCCCGTCTTGGGCGGGTACACCCCGATGCCGCCCCGGCCGGGCAGCAGCTGCTCGGCATAGGCGGCCACCGTATCCGGTCCCACACCTGCAATCTTAAAGTCTGCCGCCCTGCCATAGAGATGCTGGCTGTAAGCAGCGCCGCCGCAGGCTTTGTTGTGGCCCGGCGTGCGGTATCCGCTGGTGATGGTCAGGGGTTTGCCAAAGTGCTCCCGGATCTGCTGGAGCAGCACCACCAGCTCATCATCCACAAAAATGGGGTCAGAGCCATCCCTGCACCTAAATTCCCGCACCCGGAAGTTGGGAGACAGCTGTTTGTAGCCCTCTTTTGAGAGCGAGTACGCCTGGATTGCCATAGCGCACCTCCTTACTGTGTGATCTCCTCAAACCCGGCCTTGACCAGGATGTCCCGCACTTTGTCTTTCAGCAGCCGGGGGCAGCGCTTATACAGAGCCTTTGCCTCCTCCACGGTCTCAGCGGTCATGATCTCCTGTGCCCATAACATTGCCATCATAAGTACCAACCTTTCTATTTTTAAAAATTTAAGCATAAACGATCTCTGATATTTCCAGCATGCATTGTGTCAGCAGCTCATTTTTTCTCTCCATTTCTGCCAGCTGCTCTGCCACGGTGGGAGCCGCAGGTACGGGTTCCGGCATAAGTCCGTCCTCTACTACCTCATAGCAGTCCGATTTGTCTGCGATCGTCCAGAGGGTCTCTCCGGGGCGGCAGCCAGCGTTGTGGTCATTCACTGCTGTGGCAGCTTGTGCATAAGCGTTGCACTGTTCCTGCGTTTCCACAGGTTTTTGGATGCGGTGTCCAAGTACGACCATAGTAGCCCTCCCTTACTTCCAGCGGCCAACGGCAATGTAGTCAAGCCCATGATTCATGTAGCTAGTTCCATCAATGCCAGGGGTGAATGAGGTTGTGGTTCTCCTGCTCACGCTCATACCACCATCCCCGGCGTTTTCTCCTTTTATCGCTCCTATTGCGTAATCGATATTAGCAAAAGCGACCGGAAATTGGATAGTCGGATTTGAGCTATAGCCGGTGCGAGAACCCCAACATATTTGTGTCCCATCGCTAAAACGTACCCACTTAGCACCACTTGTTGCAACGGCAGATACACCCGCAGGTCCGATGGGCCCCGCAGGACCCTGCGGACCCGTTGCACCTCTCGGACCTTGCGGTCCTTGTGCTCCAGTCGCACCAGTTGCGCCTCTCGGACCCTGGATACCTTGCGGTCCCTGTGGACCGGTATCACCCTTGTCGCCTTTGGGCCCTTGAATACCTTGGGGGCCGGGCACACCCCGCGGCCCTGGGTCACCCTTGGGTCCCTGCGCTCCCTGTGGACCGGTATCGCCCTTTGGCCCCTGCACGCCCTGCGGCCCTCGGTCGCCCTTGTCGCCCTTGTCGCCCTTAAAAACTCCACTGTCAGCAGCTTCTTTTACCGCTGCCTTTGCCGCTTCTGCCGATTTTGCGGCGCTCGCTGCCGCCGCCTGCTCACTGGCCTTGGCGGCGCTGGCGCTATTGGCCGCAGCTGCCTGTGCGCTTGCGCTGGCTGTCTCGCTGGTTTTGGCGGCCTGCTGGCTTTTTGCCGCCTGCCCTGCGCTGGCAGAGGACGCCGTTTCGCTGGTCTTAGCTGCCTGCTCGCTGGTTTTGGCGGCCTGCTGGCTTTTTGCTGCTTGCGCTGCACTGGCTGCTGCGGCGGTCTCGCTGGCCTTGGCGGCCTTAGCGCTGGCGGTGGCGCTCTCCTCCAGTGCTGCGACCTTTGCCCGGGCCTCGGCCTGGAGCTGCGCCGTGGGGATGCCGGTAACACCGTCCCGCATCAGCCCGCAGAGGGTCTCATCCGCACGGGTGTCGGTGATCTGCCCTGCCGAGATGCTGGTGGACCCGCCGGGGCGGGTGATCTGCGCCAGGCACAGGTCATACACACGGGCGCTGCGGGTCAGCTCCGGCGGTGTGCTGGTGCCTACAGCGCCCTGCAGCACCTGGATGCGGCTGCCCCGTGTAGCGGCGTCAAACCGCAGCACCACCCGGTCGATGCGGCCCCGGGAGCCATCGGCCACGGGCATCTCCAGGGTGGTGGCGGTGCGCATCTGGATGCTGTACCCCACCCAGCGTGCAGGGTGGACCCATGCCTGGCCTGCGCTGACAGTGATCCTCATCCCGCCTGCCGGGGTCACGGCAAAGTCCGCCTCCGAAGAGTAAACGCCGCTGGTGCGTGTAGCACAGTAGCCCGCAGCATCTGCCGCGTCGTAGGTAATGCCGTCCAGCGGGTAGGTGGTGATTTGTGTATCTGGCATAGGACTCCTCCTCAGTATTTCGTCCACACCGGTGTGCCCAGCCGGGTGGTGCAGGTAGTACGGTCCGCTTGGCTTTGCAGGATGACGGCGGCCACTCGGACGGTGGCCCGGTAGCCCATCTCCGGGATCTGTACCCGCAGCACATCGCCGGGGTGCAGGCCCTCGTCCTCGGGGTCAAACTCGATCACGCCGGTGCGCAGCTGCTCCAGCAGTTTTTTGCCGCCTCGGTCTGCCAGCCGGGTCAGGTAGCTGGCGCTCTGAATGGTCTCGCCCTTTTCCTCGTCCGGCTGGACATCCCGTGCATCTACGTAGATCTCCCGCCGGGCAGAGCCGGTCGCCGCGGTGTCTCCCACCGTCACGGTAGTCCGGTCCCCGCCCTCGCCTGCGCCCTGCACGATGGCCACGTTGGCATAGTCGGTATCGGCAAAGCGCCAGCCCAGGCTGGTCAGGGTGCCCCAGGCGGTGCTGTACCGGTGGTTGGGGTCGGCGGTCGGTCGGTAGACCTCAAAAAGCAGCTTTTTGCTGCGGCCTTTGCCCGTCAGCCGTATCCGGAAGCCCAGGTCACAGGCGGCGGCGATGGTCTCACAGTACTCAAAGACCGAGCCGCCGCTGGTGCGCTTGTCGAATCGGGTATCAAAGCCCCCGGCCTGACCCAGCTCCAGCCGGGGCCAGGGGGTCATATCTGCCACCAGCTGCCGCATGGCGGCCTCTGCTGGCTGGTCCTTGATGATCGTGGTGGATACCCGTCTGGTCAGCAGCCAGGTGGCTGCAAAGCCGGAGCAGACCAGGGGCGCATCTTGGTCCTGCTGGCTGCGGTCACAGATGCGCATAGGCAAATCGCTGTCCGATCGTTTCAGCCACCGCCCCTCACGCAGCAGAGACAGGTTTTCCGGTGTAGGTCTCACCTCCAGCGTAAAGCGGCCCATGGTACGGTATGCGTCCTCCCAATACAGGCTGACCCATACATCCACCCAGCCTACCCGGACGAGGGTGTCCTCCTCTAAAACATCGATGTGCATGGTATCACCTCCGGCAGCAGGCCTGTGTCCATCGGGTAAAAGCTCACTGCGGCTTGCAGATGCTCTACGCCGGTCTGTGCATCCAGCTTGAGCAGGTTGTCACCGGCGGCCAGCTCCAGCAGGTCGCTGTCCTCGTCCAAGGCGCTGAAAAGATTGCTCTCTACTCCGGCCCGGATGAGCTTGACGGCCAGACGGTCGGTAGTGGAGCGGTAGACCTCGATGCGGTCATCGGGCTGCAGCTCAAAGTCAAAGGCCAGCTGCTGCCCGGTAAGCACATTAAAAATGCGGGGATTTTTGGCCGGGAGCAAACAGGTCAGCGTGGCCGTAAAGGGCACCGGGAGGGCGCCGGGGTTGCGGACGTTGACAAAAGTGCCGCCCTGGGACTGGCTGTACTGGTGCGTGTCGTAGCAGACAGGAAAGCGGAAGCTGGGCACAAACCCGCCCAGCAGATACGCCTGCTCCTGGATGCTGTACCAGTGGGGCTTGGGGCAGTAAAGCATCATTTCAAAGCGGGGGTACGGCTCTATCTGGGCCAGATAGGGGGTCTTTGCGACCACGAACCGGGTAAAAGCCTGGTCGCCAAAGTAGAGGGTGCCGGAGGTAAAGTAGGGCAGGCTGGGCAGCGTCGTCCCGGCCAGGGCCCCAAAAGCAGCCGGAGAGAGTGCGGGACACCCCGCCTACGCTCTGCCGCTCTACCGTGGTGCCTAGCTGCCCCAGGCTCTGGGCGGTCTGCAGGTCCACGTCCACACCGGTCAGCGGGTCCAGCGTGTAAGGGGCATTGTAGTCCCAGCCCAGATGCAGTGTGACCCCGGCATCGGTCACGATCATAAGATGGTCATTGCGCATGCGGTCCTCCTTACCGGCCTTGAGCTTTGGCCCGGTCGGCCTCCCAGCGGGCTTCCCGCATCAGGTCGGCGGCGGTTTGGGCCTTGGAGTAGATGTTCTGGGTGATGTTGGTGGTCTGTTTGTGGTAGCCCGCTGCGGCCTGGGCGATCTGGGCAGACCCGCTGGCGGCCACCGTGCTGCTTACGGCCATGTTGTCCGACAGCACCAGGCTGTCTGCCTGCCGCATCATCTCGGTCAGCTTGGCATTTGCCTGCTCCAGAGCAGCGGTATTATCCTGGAGAGCGTCTCCCAGCGCATCTTCGCCCGGTGATGGGGGCGGGGTGTCGGTGTCTGGTTTTTCCGGGGTCTCCGGCTTATCCGGCTTGGGCAGCGGCTTTTTGGCGATGTCCTCCAGTGTGGTATCTACCTTTTGCACGATGCCATCCACAGAGGTGGTGACCTTGGTAAAGCTGCGTTCCACTCCATCCACCAGCTTTGTGCCGGTCTCGGTGATGATCTTGGTGACCTTTGTGGTCAAGTTGCCCGCCTCGTCTCGCAGGGTCTCTGTGATAGTCTTGGTCGTGGTTTTGGTCCCGTCCGCTCCTGTGATAGTGGAGATATCCGTATCTGTGGCGACCACGGACGTCTTGCCGCCGGAGCTTGCAGCTCCGGAGCCACCCCCGCCGCCTCCACCAGGGTTGCTGGACGGCTTCCCCTTGCCGATATTGGCGACAATGGCGGCGATGGCTGCACCCAGAGCAACTGCGGCGCCAGCGATGACGAGGCCCGCCGGGATGCCAAAGATCGTAGCGCTGAGGGCGGTGCTGATAGCGGTCAGCAGGCCCTGTACCGCAGCACCGATGCTGCCGATCAGGGTGCCAATGGCGGTGTAGATGGCGGGGAATGCGCTGATCAAGCCGCCATTCAGGGCAGCCGAGATGGCCTGGGCGGCAGCGCTCAGCGGCCCCTTGAGCGCCTGCCAGGTAGACTGCAGAGCGGCACCCAGCTCCTTGGTGCGCAGCAGCACATCCCCAAAGCCGGAGGTGATGCCGTCATACAGCTGACGGCCCAAGTCCCAGGCTGCCTGGGCCAGGTCTGTCTGCATCTCGCCCAGGGCGGCGTTGAGCTGCTGCACAAGCCCAAGCGCAAAGGTTTCAATCTGGCTCTGCTGATCGGCGGTCAGGCCTGCATACAGCGTCCCTGCTACCCACTGGCCGATACCCAGCCAGTCGCCCTGCTGGACCGCCTGCATCAGGCTGTCCACTGTGCCCAGCACGCCGGTATCCATTTCGGCTTTCAGCACCTTCCATAGCCCGTCCAGGCTGGTGGCTGCGCTGTCTTGGATGCTCTGGGTCACCGCCTCGGTGCCATCAGCAGCGATGGTCCGCACTGTCTCCACCGTTTTGAGTGCGCCGTCCTTGACTGTGGTCTCGGTGTCGGCAACGGATTTCCCCACTGCGTCAGCGGCGTTTTTTGCTGCGGCTGCGGTTTTTCCGGCGTTGCTGGTGATGGTAGTGGCAGCTTCTGTGGAGGCAGCCGCAGCGGCCTCGGCAGCAGCTTTTTCTTTTTGCGATTGCCGTACTCGTTCTTCGTGGAGCTGTTTGCGCTTCTGGGCAGCTTTGTCCATTTTGGCCTGGTTATAGCCGTCCATGGAGTCGTTATAGGCGGCATTGTAAGCCTGTTTTGCTGCCTCAAATCCATTTTTCAGGTTGGATAAAGCTGCCGCCGCACCCTTGAGCTTTGCGTCCAGTTCGTTGATCCAATCCACCACCGCACCGATGGCGGTCTGCGCTTTGTCCTTGATCCAGTCAAAGGCGCTGCCTACTGCGTTGCGGAAGGTCTCGCTGGTGTGATACGCCGTTACAAGGCCGGCTGCCAGAGCGGCCAATGCGGAGACCAACAACCCTACAGGGTTGGCGTTAATGACCGCATTGAGGGCTGCCAGCGCCAATTTAAGGCCCGTTGCTCCCGTTGCAGCGGCTTTGTGGGCAGCGGTCATGGCAGCGGTATATGTGGTATGAGCGATCGTTGCTGCTGTGGTAAGGGCCAGGTAGCCTTTGTAGGCTACAAAAGCCGTACCTGCAGCGGTCACTACGGAGGCAAGGTTACCAAGGGTATCCTTGAGCTGAGACATCTTTTCTTCGTCGTCCAGAAAAGAAACAGCTGCTTCATTTACTTTGACGACCAGCTCTCCCAAGGCTTCAAACAGACCGCCGGTCAGTTCTCCGGTCAGCGCACTGACGTTGTCTTTCAGTGTGGACATCCGGCCGCTGAAAGTCTGGCTGGCTTCCAGCATGCCATTGTAGAACTGCCCGCCCTGGCTGGTGGCAGACGCAACGGCAGCTTCCAGCTCTGCAAAGCTGACTTTGCCGTCTGAAATTCGCTTGTACAGATCAGCCATGCTTTCGCCGGTAGCAGTGCAGATCTGATTCAGCGGATTGAAACCAGCGTCTATCATCATAGTCACGTTTTCCAACGTGACTTTTTGAGCACTGGACATCTTACCGTAAGCTCGTACCAGGGTCTGGAGCTTATCCGCATTGCCCAGCGAGATGTCTCCAAGCCGCTGCAACACACCGGTCGTGTCGTCTGCTGCAATTCCAAACTGCAAAAGGGTCTGTGTGCCGCCGGTCAGGTCATCCAGTGAAAATGGCGTGGAGGCTGCCATTTTGCGGATCTCTGCCAGCTTTTCTGCCGCCTGCTCCTCACTGCCAAGCATCACCTTGAAGTTGGTCAGATAGCTTTGCATAGAAGCATTGTACTCCAAGCCGCTCTTCACAACATTGGAAAGCTCGGATGCAGCTTTTTTTGCAAAGTCTGCGATCATCTGCCCGGCGGCCACGGTCCACTTGCTGGTGCTTTTTTCTGCCGGGTCGCTATTAAGCCTTACCTCACCGGTGATGCTGAAATCTGCCAATGTGTCCACCTCTCTTTGAGCGCGGGCACAATGGGCACAGGCTTAGATCTTTATTTCAACTTCCCGGCGGCAGGCCGGGTTCTTGCACTTGCACCACAGTCCCTGGGCCGTGGCTCTTGGGGACGCCCATACCGGCAGGGCGCGCCCGCAAAAGGGGCAAGGGACCGGGGCACGGTCAGTGCCGCCTGAGCCGGGCCAGGAAGGCATCTTCATGCTGCTGGATGGTCTGGGCAATCGGTGCGCCTCCTTTCAGCTCTGGGGGCAGGGCGAAGCGCTGCCGCTGCTGCTCGTAGTATCGGCGCTGGTACTCCGGCATCTCGGTCAGATCGGCTGTGCGCCATCCAATGATGCGGCTGAAAAGGCAGGTCTCCGGCAGCCCGCCCAGCAGCGCCCGGAACCGCCACCAGTGCATGGCAGAGGCGGTCAGGTCGATACCATACGCCTGCTGAAATGCGGCAAGGATGTAGCTGCTGTCCTCCGCGTAGTCAAATGCGGGGCCGGAAGGCCCGCCCGCCTCCGCAGCGTCATCTTCCTGCCGCCGGGGCAGCCCCGCCGCATAAAAGCGCAGCAGGGCGGCGTATGCATCCGGCAGCTGCGCCGTGGTGATGGGGCGTTTGTAAAACGCCCGGCAGATCTGCTGAGCAAAGGTCAGCGGGTCTTGCTGGGTCTCCCCGCGGGCATGGGCGTTGGCGAGCCGTATCATGAGCCGGTAGTCCGGGTCGATCACCCGGCCCTCCCACACCTGCGGCAGCGGGGCGGACAGAAGGTCAATCATTTTCCAGTGCCGCAAGCTGCGCCAGCAGCTCCTGGCGGCGGGCGGCTTTGCTTGCCTGCGCCCCAGCCGGCTTAAACGCAACCGCTCTGCGCTGTTCACGGTTCATGGGAGATACCCCGTACTTGGTGAGCAAAGAGTCCAAAGCGCCGCGGTCTGCTTTGATGCCCTCGACCATAGAGTCTACGGCCTGCATCGCTTTGCCAAGGTCGTTATCATCCAGCCCCAAAAGCTGAGCGGCATCCTGGCCCAGTACATCCGTGATGTACTGTACGAAGATCCGGCAGGAAGCACGAACCATCTCCAGGGGATTGGCCGTTTTATCCTGCTGCAGCTGGGCAAAAGCCTGCTGCATTTGCTCCCCGGCGTATTCCATGCGCTCCAGATCCTTCGCATTCAGCGCACTGAAAGCAAATTCTTGTCCACAGACAGTGATCATAGTAGTCTCCTATTCAAAAAGGGCCCCACCGGAGTGGGGCTTTATTGGGTTGGTCGGATAGGGGTCAGCCCGCAGAGTAGGTATACTCTACCGGGGTGCCGATGGCCTTGGCGTCGGCGGCGAAGGTGGCGGCACTGCCAGCAGCACCGCCCACGTCGCTGGTAAGGATCAGGGCGCAGCTGCCCTGCTCGCCCTTGCCGGTGCGCAGGGAAAAATAGATGTAAGGGACGATCACATCGCTGCCGGAGCCATACTTGATCTTATGGCTCAGCAAGAAGTCCTGGAAAGCGTCGCCCACACAGCGGTTGCCGCTGATGGCCAGAGTGCGCTGTACAGCGCCCTTGGTAGTGACGGGGCCGGTACGGATAAACGTGTCATCCGAGGTGGCTGCGTTAAGGCTGCCAGCGTGCTCCTTGATGTGGTCTGCGCAGACGATCCAGTCACTGGGCTTAGTCTGCTCGGCGGCATCGGTCTGGATGGCGAAGATGAAATCATCCGCAGTCTCGATGCCTTTGTATTCAGGGTTCGGCGTGATGCCGGACTTGGTGACGGTTTCAGTTACAGTCATACAAAGCTCCTTTCGCTTTAAGTTATCAGTTGGGCTGGTAGTAGGTCAGGCGCAGCTGCATCTGCATCCGGCAGCTGCCTGCGCTGCTGGTGACGATGTAGCCGGTGGAGGTGACGGCCACCCCAAGTGCTTGCTTTTTGCCGGGCAGCTGGGGTAAATGCCGCTGGCGGTTTTGGGCTGTGACCCAGTCGGTCAGCTGCTCAAAAAATCCGCTGTTCGCTACAGCCAGCACATCCTGCTCCCCGTACTGACGACGGGATAAAAAGAGAAAATTTC